GCGCACATTTTCAATGGCGGATGCCCTGAGCAAGGCAACTGGAATTGCCGCGATCCGGAGTGCCGGGCGTGCGTTTTGCTCGGCGAGTGGCAGGCCTAACTGCTCGCTGGGTCGCATAACTGCGCCCTAATCCTGCAACTGGCGCAGCACTGCGGCGTATGCAGTCACTTCCCCCGGTGATGCTCCTGCGGGTCATCATCCAGCGGCGACGGCCCCGTCATACGCCGCGCCCAGGCGATCAACCCGCGCCGCACTGGCTTTGACTCGCCCAACTCCTGCGCGTACCACTCGGCCCGCAGCTCTTCGGTGCGCCGCTTTGCGCGTGTCTCCCTCGCGCGCTCAATCGTCCACCAGATGGTGGCCGAGGTCAAAACCAACGGTGGCAGGTTGACGCCGAATATCGTGAGCGACGACAGCGATGCAGCCCAGCCGGTGGCGATGTCGGCGTAGCGCTGCAGCCACTTGGTGATGGATTGCATCATGGCGGCGTGACTACTGGTTGAACGCGCAGAGCAGGTCAAGTTTCCCGGACAGCGCCGTCACCACACCTGCACCGCAATAGAGCTGCACCTGTATGCGGTCTCCTTCGGCAAAGTCAGTTGCCACCGCGTACAGAGATAAGGTGTAGCGGATGCCATTGGTCTGCGAAGTGGTGAACCCGCCGGACGTGACTGTCGCATCAGACCCGAGCTGCGCGCCATTCTTCAGGATGCGCATGGACACGTTTCCCCCCGGCAGCGCCGTCAGCGTCATCACCGCACCGCGCACACTACCTGGGGCGTGCGGGTAGTACGCCATGGAATCGCTATCCGTGATCGTCGCCGGAGTCGCAACAGGATTGTTCGCAAACGTGATGTTTGCAGACGACAGGATTTGAAACGTCTTCGCCGGGTTGCGTTTGATCGACAGCGGGTTGACGTTTGCGAAAATGTTGGTCGACACCGGCAAAACCCGGTTGTCCGGGTTGAACTGGATTTGCGTGTACGGCATGTTGTACGCGCCGCACGTATTGCCGCTGACGATCACCGGGCCAAGGATGCCGTTCGTTGCAAGCGAGATTCCGCAACTTCCCTCGCCAGCAGCCCAGCCCGGACCAAGGCACTGGTTGCCGCTGATGTTGGCGCTGCGCAACCGAACAACACCGCCCGTGCCTGCATCCGGGTCAGCCACTGCTCCTCCCTGTGGGTCTATGGTTGTCGGCCCCGTCCATGTGGCATATTGAGCCGACGTGATGCTGATCGAACCAGTGGTGTCGGTCGTACCAAAGTTCCACAGCTTGTTGTCAGCGATGGTGATGCCGTCTTGCCCGCTCTCGACTTGAATCATGACCGAGCAGAATGAACCGATCGGCATGACGATGGTGTTGTCTCGAATGATCACGTCGGCGTTTGCATACTGCGTGACGAACTGCTGCGGCCATGCAACCATGATGCCGCGCGTCGTGTTCAGGTAAGCGCCGCCAGGGTCTTTGATGCGCTCCAAGTGGTTGCCGATGACGCGCACGCCTTGGCATTCCTCGAAGTAGAACCGCCCCGCAACTGCCTTGTGCGTGTTGTAGGAAACCGTGACGTTTCGACCGCCGTGCACCGCAATGTCATCGGCGAAGCCTTCGCAATAGTTACCGATGACTTGCGAGTCGACCAAATACGTAAGCCCGATGGCCTCGCTATTTTGGTGATAGCACGAGGCATACCCGGTATTGTTCAGAATGCGGATGCGCTTTGAATCATGGCTCTGGCTTGTTGCCCATGTCGGCTGCTGGTTGTTGGAGAACCACCCGCCCGCAAACTGCCCAAGCGTGAACGTGGTCGCGCGAAAATCTGCGTAGCAGTTTGAAATGGTGCAGTCGTGCCATTCGTAAAAGTGGTTCAGCCGTTCAAACGTGCCGCACGATGATTCGAGCACGAAACCCAGGTTGTCCATGGTCCCGACCCACGCATCCACCGTCGCGCCCTTGCTGGCAATGCCCCAAGCAAACAACGGCGCATGCGTGCCCGGCGTGTGGTTGTAGTTCTTGCCGATCTTGATGCCGCAGTTGCGCGCGTTGGCGCCATACAGGCTAATCTTGCCGTGAATGAAGATGTTTGAGTTTGTCGACGTGAACAGCACGCGGGTATAGACGCCTTCGGGCCAGAACAGATCCCAGCTGGCCGCCTCGGCCGTGACGATTGCGGCTTGCAGCGCCGCAAAGTCATCGGTCGTGCCGTCCGCAACGATGTTTGCAAAGGTGCGGATGTCGCGAGCCATCCCACGGATAAGCTTGCCGGCTTCCTGCAGTTGCGCTTCTACCGTCGTGCCGGCCCAATACCCGCCGGCATCGTTGCTGCCCACCAGCGCAGCGCCCTCCCCCGCCGCCGTGCTGGAAATCCGCGCGTTGTTCCGATCCAGCCGCGCCGTATCAACCACCGGAATGTTGTCGAAGGTTTCGAATGCCATGGAGGTTGCCCCTGATCAGATCAGTCTGTCGATGCTCAAGCCGGCGGCGCGGGCCACTGCACAGCAGCGGGCCAGCCGGGTTGATGGGTGATGTCGCGCAGGGCCTGGCGGTAGGCCTGCCACTGCGCGTAGAGCTCGGCGCCCAGGCGGGCCGGGGCGGATGCGGTGTCGGTCCAGTCGCAGGCGGCGAGCAGGCGGTCGCGGTCTGACCGAGCGGCGCGCGCCGCCTCGGCCGGGTCGGGCCCCACGTGCTGCAGCTGGCCGCTGGCCACGTCAAGCCGGGTGCTGCGGTGGCAGTGGTGGCCGTCGACCACCACGGCGCCGGCCGGCGTGTTCAGCGCCAGGTACTGCCGCGGCCCGGCGAAGCGGCCCAGGCAGGCGCCGGTGGCGCCGTCGTAGAAGGTCCAGCTGCCGGCGGTGCTCATCGCTTGATGACCTCCACTCGCAAGTCGATGTTGTAGAGGTGCGTCGTGACCGTGCCGACGAAGATGCCAAGCGCTGCCACCACGGTTTCACCTTGCAGGACAGGGCTCGTCAACAAGTCGCTGTACTTGGCGCGCGCCAACGCGATGCCCTTGTAGGTGCCGGCGACGGTGATGGACGAACCATCAGACGCAGTGCGGATGACCACCAGGCGGTACATGCCTGATGAGCCGAAATCACCGCCGCTGCTCTTGTCAGCCTCAAACGCAGCGGAAACCTGCACATCGCAATCCGTGCCGGCCAGGAAGGTGATGCTGGCCATCAGGTAGGCGCCCAGGTTTCGGCCGCCACGAAGACAGCCAGCACTTCAGTCGCCGCATTGCGGCCCAGCTGCGGCGTGTCGACCAGGTATCCCAGGGCGGCATCGCCCCAGTCCTGCTCACCGCCGCTCGTCATCTGCCAGGTCACGACCACGCCGCCACTGGTGACCCACACCACCCGGGCGCTGATCGTGCCGTCCGCGTTGACGGTGACGCGCAGGCCGGCGGCCTGGTCGCTTTCGATGCCCAGGCCCACGTGCTTGGCCAGGTAGGTGTAGGCACCCACCGCCGGCCAGAACACGCTGTGCTGGCGCGAAGAACCGAAGAAGACCAGCGCGCCGTCATCCCACGAGGCGCCCGAGCGGATCTCGGTGCCGACGTAGCCGGCAGCGGTGGTCTTGTCCCACGTCAGCGTGTAGCCGCCCGGGATGATGGCGATGCTCAGGCCCGTGACTGGCGGCAGTGTGGGCAGCGCCGTGTCTGCCGCGCCGCTGAAGCCGGGGGCGATCACCAGGTCGTCGCGCGCCAGGGTTTCGAGCGTGATCGAGTAGGTGACGGTGGTCGTGACTTCGGACTGATGCCGGAAGTCGCGCACGATGGCCAGGCCGCCCAGGCATTCCAGGCTGTCGGCCATGGACCAGTAGGCCACCGTGGCGCGCAGGCGCTCGACGGTCGGTATGACCACGGCATCAGCCTGTGCAGCGGTCACCAGGGCCTGGCCGGCCAGCTTGCGCGAGTAGCCGCGCCGCACCACGCTGATGACGCCGAAGTCATCGACGTTGATGCGGCTGAAGTCGGTCAGGCTGATCTGCGGGCCGCCCAGGGTCTGGCCCATGTCAAGGAACGTGCCCAGGCCCAGATGCGCGCACTGCACCGCGCCCGTGCCGGTGATGACCACGCCGATGCGGTTGCCCGCCGCGATGCCCAGGCCGGTGATGACCAGCTGGCTGGTGGTGCTGGGCGCCACCGGCGCCGGGATGGCGACGGTGCGCACCAGCGTGGCACCGGTGGCGCCGCTGAAGATCTGCACCTGCGTGCCGGCCAGGCCCAGCAGCACGATGTCGCCCACCGCACCGGGCGTGACGAACACGCTGATGCTGCTGGCGTTGCTGGTGGCCCAGGCCACCGAGCGGCCCAGCATCGCCCAGCGGTTGGTGGGCTGCACATCGCGCCAGGTTGCGGCATCGGCTTCGGGGGCGATGATGGAGATGCCGGCGACCTGGCATTCGTAGATGCGGTGCGTGGCGGCGCGGATGACGCGCGCGCCCACGGCGTAGGTGGTACCGGTCAGCCAGGCGCTGTAATCCGCCTCGGCCACGTTGCTGCTGAACAGCGTGGCGTCGGTGATGTCGTAGGCGTCGAGGACTTTCACCGCTCAGACCCCCAGCGCCATGGATTGCACGGTCAGCTGACCTTGTGCAGATGTCTGCGAACCGGCCGGCACGGCCAGGCTCCAGTCGCGGCCGTAGCCGTAGACCAGCGTGGCGGCCAGGGTCGACAGGCCCTTCCACAGCGCAGGGCGGGACCGGCACGCCGCCAGCACGCGCACAGCCTGGTCGATGGATGCGCGGTCGATCACCAGCGGCACCTGCAGGCGGCGCTGGTAGGCGCGGCGCACGATGGTCAAGCCACCGAACTCGTCGAATTCCTTGCGGCTGAAGTCCTGCAGCTCGCCGGCCAGGCCGGTGGAGGTGGCGCCCACGGTGACGAAGGTGCCGACGCACACCGTGCCGATACCGACCGTGCCGGTACCAGTGAGCGTGATCTGGCAAGCGCCGCCGGCCGACGCCAGGCCCAGGATCTGCACCGTGCTGCCCTGGCCGGCGATGGCCGGCGCCGGCACGCTGACGGTGCGCGTGCGGTCAGGCAGCGTGGCGGTGACGGATGAGCCGGTGACGCCCAGCAGCACCACATCACCCACCGGCCCGGCGATGGCCAGGGTGACGCTGATCGAGGTGGTGGCCGATGTGACGGTGCCGATGGCCTCGTCGAACATGGCCCAGCAGTTGGTGGGTGCCAGGTCGTCCCAGTTGGTGGGGTCGAGCTCGGGCGCGGTGGTGGTGGTGCCGGGCAGCACGCGTTCATAGATGCGGTGCGTGGCGGTGCGGATGACGCGCGCGCCGGCGGCGTAGTAGGTGGCAGCTGACCAGACGGGGTAATCAGACTCAGCCACGCTGGAGGTGGTGAGCACCGCCGTCGTGATGGCGTAGGGGACGAGCACCTGCATGACGGCGGCCGATCAGCTGGTGGCGCGGATGGAGAGGGCATCTCCATCCTGGGTGACGTTGCGCAGGATGCTGGCGGTAGCCGTGGTGGCCGCGATGATGGCGGCACCCTGGCTGCGCTGGGTATCGATCAGCGTCTGCATGCGATCGGTCAGCGCGGCCATCTGGCGGGCCATGTCTGCATCGCCGGATGTGGCCGTGGCGCCGGGCGGCGGCGCAACGGTCAGGATGCCGCGCTGCGGCGTGGTCGGCGTGTGGACGGTGGGGGTGGCCGCACTGCCCAGCGCCGTGCCGGCACCACCCTGGCGAACCAGATCGAGCGTGGCGGCCAGGCTGCTGGCCAGGTAGGCGCGCATGCGCGCTACGTCTTCGGCGCTGGAGGCGGTGGCAGCGGTGGCGGTCTCCAGCGCGCGGCTGATCTCGGGCAGGGCATCGAGCGCCGCGGCATCCCCGGCGCGGGCAGCGGCCGTCGTGGTGGCGAAGCGGGCCTGCAGGGCCGCGGCGCTGGCCGCGCTGGTCCCACCGCTGACACCGCGCAGGCGGTTGATTTCATCCTGCAGGGTCTTGCCGGCCTCGCTGGCCGCGGTGCTGATTTCAGTGAAGGCGCTGGCCAGCTGCAGCAGCGTGGCGTACTGGCTGCGGCCGGCCTCGGTGCTCAGGTCTTGCGCCTCGACCAGGCGGCGGTATTCGTCCCGGGTCTTGGGCAGGGTCAGGCCGAGGCGGCCGAAGACGCTGGCCAGCTGCTTGGTCGTGAGCGCGGTGCGTTCGGCGGCGCTGTAGTAGTCCTGCAGGTAGCTGGCGGTGATCGACAGCAGCTTGTCCTGCCCGCCGAACGCATCGATCAGGCCCATGGCCGCCTGGACGCGATCGGCCAGCGTGCCGGTCAGGGCAGACGTGCTCTGGCCGAGCGATTCGAGCGTGGTGCGCACCGCCTCGACGGCCGAGCCCACACGCACCACCGTCTGCAGGTAGCCTTCGCCGATGGCCTGGAACTGCTCCAGGCCAGGCAGCGCAGCGGCGGCGATGCGGTCGCCTGCGGCGCCGAACACGGCGTTGAGCTTCTCGCTGATCTGCTCGCCGGTCAGGCCCTGCAGGTCGATGCGGCCGATGTCGACGACGACGCCATCCAGGCGGGACTGCACGTCATCCAGCGCCGCGCCAAGCGGGTTGGCGGCTGACTTGACCGTGTCGGCGAATTTTTCAAGGATCAGGCCGAACTGCCGCTGCAGCTCTGCATCTGCCGCCGTGGTGCGTGTCTCGCGCGAGGTGCTGATGGTCGCGCCGAAGAACTTGTCCTTGCTGACGACGTCTGCAAAGTACTGCGCCGTGAACCCCTTGGCCAGGATCTCGCCCAGGCGCTGCGCCTGGGCACTGATGCCCTGGCCGTCAATCGACGTGGTGGTGCCGAAGCGCTTGGCCAGATCCGCCGAGGGTTTGGACAGCGCCGAGCCCAGCGGACCCAGGTAAGCCTTGATCAAGTCCGCATCGCCCTGGGCCAGCTGGCCGAGCTGGTTCTGCCTGAAGCCGGTCTGTACGCCGGCCGGCGTGGTCGTGAGGCCCGGCGACTGAACCACCAGCTTGGCCAGGCCGTTGATGCCTGAATCGATGCTGCGCAGGCTGGCGGCCATCTGTGCGCTGTAGCGCATCGTCAGGGTGTTGATGTCGGCCAGCAGTTCGAGGCTGTTGGCGATGCTGGCACTCTGCGCCACACCGTCACCCAGCACGGTGCCGGTGCCGGTGTTGCTGGGTGGGCGCGAGCTGCCGCCGCTGCCGCCGATCGCACCCGTGGCGAAGCCCAGCGCCGCCATAATGGCGGCCATCGCGGCGATACGCGGGAAGGCGCTGTACGGATCACCATTGCCCTGGTTGGCGATGGCCGCTGCGGCATTGGCCTGACCCTTGGCGGCTGCTGCCGCCACCTCGGGCCCTACGCTGGCCACGGCTGCCGCTGTGGCTTCAGCCTGGCCGGCCACGGTGGCGGCAGTCACGCCGTCGATCAGGCTGATCTTCTGCAGCGCATTCTTCACGGCCAGGGCCAACTCGAAGGCGCGGAAGCCTTTTTCGGCAGCCTCCAGCGCCTTGTAGCCGCCCGTGTGCTGCTTGAAGAAGCCCTTGGCCGCGCCGGCCAGCGCGCCGTAGCCGTTGAGCTGCTCAGCGATGTGCACCTGATCGATGCGGGCGATCTGCTCAGCCGTGATGCCCTCGACGGCGCGCGCTTCGTTGAACTGCTGCTGCAACGTCAGCAGCTTTCCAAACGTCTGCACAAACGTGCCGAGCGACTGGCTGGCGGAATCGAAGCCGGCCGACAGGTCCGTGCCGATGTCGCGGCTGATGAACTTGTTGATCGCGTCCTGGCCAGGCTTGCCGCGCTCTTGCGCTGCGGCGCCGGCGCCGGTGGCCTGGACCTGCTGCAGGCGCTGCTGCAGGATGTCGGCCTGCCCGTTCTCACCCTTGCCGCGCAGCACGTCGATCTGCAGGCGCAGGCTGTCGGCGATGCGCTTGGTCGCGGCCTCGATGCCCTGGGCGCTCAGGTCGGCTTCGGCACGCGCGCGGGCCAGCGGGTCGGTGATGAGCTGCGCCAGGCCGTGGGCGATGCTCTGGGCGTGCTGCTGGGTCAGCTCATCCGCCTGCGTGACCAGGCGGGCGTATTCGGCGGCTGACTCGCGGGCGTCTGCAATGTCGAAACCGGCCAGCTTGATGGCGGTGTCGGTTGGCGCATTGGCCTGCAGCTGCTTGATGGCGGCCAGATCGGCCCGCAGCGCGGTGAGCTTGGCCTTTTGTGCGGTGGCGGCGGCCTGGTCGTCACGCGGCAGGGGGCGGCGCTTTTCCAGGTCGATCTGCTGCTCGATCAGTTCGCGCTGCGACGACAGGCGGGCCTGCTCGATGGTCAGGCTGGCTTCGGCCGCGGCGCGCTCGCTCACAGCGCCGATGCTGCGCTGGGCTTCCAGCCGGCGCTGCGCGACTTCTTGCTGGCGCACTTCGGCATCGGCCGCGGCCTTGCCGATGGCGATCTTCAGCCCGGCATCGGCCTCGTACTGCGCCAGGTCGAACTTGAAGCGGATGGCTTGCACCCGGACCTCGATCTCCTTCGGGCTGGCGCCGGCCGCCTTGCCGGTGTTGCGCGCCTGGTCGATCTCGTCGTTGAGCTTCTTCAGGCCGGTCAGGTACTGCTTGCCGGCATCGTCGAACAGGGCGCGGGCCTTGACCAGTGCGGCGGCATCAGCCTGGGCCTTGGCCGCCACATCGGTGGTGGTCTTGGTGGCCTGCAGGGCTTCGAGCTCGCTGCGGGCTGCTGCAATGCGCGCGTCAAAGCCTGACCAATTTCTCCGAGCGTCGTCCTTCGTGAAGGTTTCGTTCTTGGAAAGCAGTGAGTCAAGTTTCTTTTGCGCTGCCGCGAGTTTCTCGTCTAGCGTATCGGGGCGGCCTATATTGAGCATGGCATCCCAGGCCGCGGCGGCGCCATCCTTCACTCCCCGCCAGCCGCGCGACAACAAGCCCAACTGCTGGTCGACCTGGCCGCCGCGCGAGATGATCGCGTCGGCATAGGCGTTCTGGGCGACGGATGCGGCTTCGGCCGTGCGGCCCTGGTCGGTGAGCGCCTTGATCTGCTCGTAGGTCGAGCGGGTCAGGAAGTTCATCGTCTCGTTGAGCTTGAGCGATGCACTGAGCGGCGCCTTGCCCAGGTCGCTGAAGTTCTTGACCGTGTCAGCCGTGGCTGTGCCGACGGCGCGTTCCAGGCGAATGGCTGCCTGCGCGTACTTGTCGAACCCGCTGGCGTCGATGTTGGGCGCCGCGGCCAGCTCGGCCAGCACCTCGGCCGCCTTGCCCACGGTGCCCACCACGGCAGACACGTTGCGTGCCGAATCGGCCAGCCGGCCCGCCGTGGTGCCGGCGGCGTTGCCGCTGAGGATGAGCGCGGTACCGAAGGCATCTGCCTCGTCGCTCCCCTGCTTGTAGGCCACTGCCAGGGCCACGGCTGCTGCGCCGGCCAGGGTGAGCGTGTTGATCAACCCGCCGATGTAGCCGCCCAGTGCCCGCGCCGCCGGGCCGATGCCGCCGAACAAGTCCTTGAGCTGGCCACCTTGCTGGAACAGCACCTGCAGCGGCGATTGCCCGCCGGCCAGGCTGGTGGCGATGTCCGTGAACTGGGCGGGTACGCTGCGCAGGGCGGCGGCCGTCTGCGCAGCACTCACGCCGGCGGTCTTGGTCTTGACGTTGGCGGCGTCCAGCGCATCCAGGTAGGGCTTGAGCGCTGCCGGATCCACACCGCGCTGCCTGGCCAGCACGGCAAAGTAGTCGCTGCTGGTCTTGGAGCCGACTGACTGCGCGGCCGTCAGCCGCTCGATGCTGGCGATGATCGAGCGGGTCGCCTGGTCGACCTTCTTCGCAGCTGGGTCGGCACCGGCGCCGGCCGGCGTGAGCGGGCTGCCCGTCTTGCTGCCGGCTGCGCCCACCTTGTTGGTGCTTTCGACGATGCTGCGCGATGCTGCGCTGACTTTGGCCGCTGACTCTGCGCTGCCATCGCCGGCAGCAGACAGCGCGCCACTGATCTCCTTGCCAGCATCCTGCGCAGCAGCAGTCATCGACCGCAGCGAGTTCTTGGCCTTGCTGATGCCGGACTCGACGCCGCCGACGTCGGCCGATATCTCAAGCTGGGCTTTCAGGTCTGACATGGGTTTCGGCGGTGGTGGTGATCAGTCAGTGGGCGGCGGACTTGTCGCCATCTTCGCGAAAGGTCGTCAGGGCTTCGTCTTCAAGCACGCGCAGGGCGTCGAACGTGTCAGGCCAGTCGGCGCGGGGCACACCCATCAGGCGCATGACGGCAGGCAGCGCGCCGTAGTCCAGGCCAGTGGCGCCGGCCATGCCGGTGCGCCACTGGGTCTGCATGGCGCCGAAGACGTTGACGGCGGCCATCAGGTCGGGCCACACCTCGAAGGGCGGGCCGCTCGCCTCCTCCAGCGTCAGGCCCCAGGCTTGTGCCTCTTGCAGCGTGGGGGCCTTGCGGTAGAGGGCGCGCACGGCCCCCCTCAGTTTTTTTCGCGGCCCCGGGCCAGCTGGTCCAGGTAGGTGTCGAGGATGGCCGTGGGCGAGGCCACGAAGTTCTCGACCAGCAGCTCGACGTTCGCCGTGGTGAACGGGTCGCTGAGATCCCAGCCCGAGGCCATGGCCATGATCAGCTCGACATCGTTGGCGAAGTCGCCCAGGCCGGCCACGAAGGCCTTGAGTTCGGACCGCGTGCGGTGCTTGAACGTGAAGACCACGGGCAGCACGCCCGCGCCGGCCGCGGGTATGCCGACCGTCGCCTCGAAGATCGGCTTGGGTTGCAGGATGAGCTTGGCCATGCGTGCCCCGGCGATCAGTAGCGGACCGCTTCAGCCAGCAGCGAGATGGTGCCCTGGCAGGCCATCAGCTCGTTGACGGTGAGCGATGGCGTTCGGTTGAGCGACACGTAGCCGTTGTACGAGAGGATGCTGCCGCTGGGCAGCGTGACCTTGATGGCGCGCTGCAGCCGGTCATCATTGGCCACACCCATCAGGATGAAGCCGGGCTGCGTCGCGTCGTCGGCGATCGACAGCGTGAGGGTCTGCGGGGTCTTGAACGTGGGCAGCTGCTTCTGCGCGTCCGACTCCAGGAACTGGTAGATCAGGAACTGCTGTTCGCCGCCAGACGTGGCGGTGGTGAGCACCTGCGCCACCTGGGTGTAGCCCGTGACCTTGCGGGCCGTTCCGGTACCCGCGCCGGCCGGGTAGATGGTGGTGTTGGTGGTGTCGACGCCTTCCATCGTGAAGTTGGTGCCGCTGGCCGCGCTGAGGCGCACCACCTTGTTGGTGAGGCGCGACCAGCCCGAGGTGACCTCGATGAAGTCACCCACCGCAAAGGTGTTGGTGGCCGTGGCGACAGCGTTGGCTGCGTTGGTCAGGGCCGTGATGGTGACGGCCGTGCCGTAACCGCTGGCGATCGCGAAGATCGCACCGTTGGGGATCTGGACAGACATGGTTTCGTCCTTTCAAGACGCTTGCAAAACGCCCTGGCGGGCAAGAAAAAGCCCGCCTGATGAAGCCATCAAGGCGGGCCGGGTGGAAACGGTTGGTGCTGTGTGATCAGTACCAGATGGAGAAGTCCTGCCGCGAGCCGTAGAGCTGCAGGTCAGGTTCGTGCAGCGACACCGCGGCGCCGAGTGCAAACGCCTGCACCTGCGCCTTGAGGGCGTCTTCGGCGCTGGCCATCAGCGTGCTGGCCGTGCTGCGGCGATCGGCCCAGGCCTCGACCTGCACGCGGGCGTTGCGCTTGCCGACGACCGCGGTGGCGGTGTCGACGAAGTTGATGGACTGGCCGCCCACTTGCTGCCAGGTGATGTACGGCGCCACCACATCGGGCGGCGGCACATCGGGGTACGCACGGGCGCTGGCCACCAGGGCGCGCAGCGTGGGGCCGATGCGGGCATCCAGGCTCATGACTCGCCCCCGGTGGTCACGGCTGGCGTGCTGGACTTCATGGCGGCAAGCCAGCGGTCCTTGCTGGATTGCAGGGCGCGGCTGATGACGGCGTCGAAGGCAGGGCGCAGGTAGGGCTGCGCGCCGACACGGCGGGGCTCGGCCAGCGGCACCTTGGTGGTGTACCACTGGCCGTTCTTGCCGCGGTAGGCCGCCCGGGTCATGACATGGCCGAACTCGACGAGCGAGCCGTGCGGCGCCTTCTTGGCGTTGTAGCTGACGTGATAGGTGGCCAGGCCGTCTGCGGCGTTGCTGTTGCTCTTGCTGTAGACCTGGTAGATCGAGGCCTTGAGCGCACCAGGCTGGATGACCCGGCCGGACTTGAGCACGTGTGCCGTGCCGGCCACGGGCACGCGCTGCAGCACCTCGTCGTACAGCACCTGGGCGCCGGCCTGTGCAGCAGGGCGCACGGCGGCCTTGGCCTTGGCTTCGAGTGCATCCAGCGCGGCGAACGCGCCAGTGGCGTCGAACTTGACGGAGAAGGCGTCAGCCACCGGTGACCTCCGTGCACAGCAGGTCGAGGTACTGGTGCCGGCCGACTTCGAGCGTGCCGGTGATCTGCAGCACGCGGGTGCCGAGCAGCGCGCGCCAGGTGGCCAGCACATCGGCACGCCAGCGAATGCGCAGGGTGATGGACCGGCTGGCCGTCTGCTGCCCGGCGGCGCTGCCGGCGCTGACATCGCGTTCGGTGAGCTTGGCCCACACGCCGCTGTAGACGGTGGTCCAGCCCGGGATCAGGTCGCCCTCGATCACGTCGCGCGTGGTGCTGGGCGCCTGCAGGCTGATCACGCGATCCAGCTCGCCGGGGGTGGTGAAGACGTCGGCCATGTCAGCAGGCCCAGGTGCGGTAACGGTCGAGCATGTGGTCAACGTGCTCGTTGCGCTGGATCTCGTGGCGCAGCGTCCACGCGGCACGGTTCTCGTACAGCGCACCCAGGCGCAGCTTGATCCACACCTTGATCAGCTCGGGCACCGCGGCGGCGTTGGCATAGCCGGCCGTGAACTGCACCTGCACAGCTTCGGGCATGGCACGGGTGGCCGGCCAGGTCTTGCCGTAGGCGGGCACCAGGCGGGCCACGTAGTCGTTCGCCGTGCCGAGCACGTAGTCGGCCGGGTTCATGGTGGTAAGCGTGCCGGTGGCTGCATCCAGGTACTTCACCGACACCACGGCAGTGACTGGCGGCATGCGCAACTGCAGCTCAGCCGACCCGTTGTAGAAGGTAGGGCCGCGGATGGCATCGACCGTGAGCGGCAGGGGCTCGACCGCCACGCCGGGGTCGAAGAACGAGTCGAGCGTGAGCTGCCAGGTCTGCGGCATCACGGCCCGCTTCATCACCCCTTCGGCATCGGCCGTGGCGGCCAGCACCAGGGCGTCGATCAGCGCATCGTCGGCCGACGTGTCGACGCGCAGATGCAGCTTCGCTTCAGCCGTGGTGAGGCACGGCGTGGCCGGCGGGGTGATGAGCTTGAGGGCCATGATGGGCGCGGCTTACTCGGCGCTGGGGGTGGTCAGGCTCTCGGCGTAGGCCACTGCCTCGGCCGAGGTGTCGAGGGTGCCGGCGGCGACACCGGCGGCAGCAGTCTCGGCGTCGAGTGCCACGACGTCGTTGGCGGCGCCGTGCAGGCAGTCGGTCAGCACGCGGGCTTTCACCTGGCCGTCAGCCGGGGTTTGTTTCTTGGGCATGTGGGGCTCCAGACAAGAGGATCAGGATGGGTGTGCGTGCGGGCGGTCTGTGCAGACGCCCGCACGCCATGGCGGCGATCAGCGATCGGACGATCAGTGATCAGGTGGCGCTGTGCTGGTACAGCTTGACGCTGTTGACGTCCATCAGGTTGCCGCCGGCACGGGCCCAGGCCAGGAAGCCGACCTGTCCCAGCTTCATGAACGCGCTGTCGTCGAAGCGGAACATGGTGATGTCCATCGCGTCGCGGATCATGTATTTGTGGAAGTTGCCGAACGCCAGCGAGAAGGCGTTGGCGGCCGGCACGGCCATGTCGTTGTTGATGTAGACGGGGTAGCCGAGCAGCATGTCGGGCGTGCTGCTGGCCAGACCTTCATCGTAGCTCGGCGTCCAGATCGGGCGGCCGGCGGTGTCCTTGATCTTGCGCACCACGCGGCGCATGGTCTGGCTGAACATCCAGCCCGGTGCGGCGGTCGGGTCTTGCGGCGAGCTGATCGGGTTGTCCAGGTACGCAGCGTCGAGCGAATCGACCATGTCGACCAGGTCGTCGTAGATGATGGTCAGCGTCTGGCCGGAGGTGCCCACCTTGCCGGTGCTGGCAGCCGGAACCAGGCCGAAGGGCTCAGCGGTGCCGGTGCCCACCGTGAACTTGGTGTTCTCGATGCGGCCGATACGGTCGATCAGGCGCTTGGTGACCATGCCGGCGATGTCGAACTGGGCGTCCTGGATCAGTTCGATCGGCACGGTGACGACCTTGCTGCCGAACTTGTAGGCGTTCAGCGCGCGGTTGGCGAACACCGGGTCGGCGCTGGTGGCCGTGGTGTTCTGCGCGATCAGTTCGCCGGTTTCCGACGTGCCGTCCGACGTGGGGTAGCTGAGGTCGGCGCCGTTTTCGGTGGTGATCGAGCTGGCCACGCGACGCATGTAGGCGTAGCTCTTGAGCAGGTCGATCATCTCGCGGGCCACCAGGGTCTGGACGGTGAAGCCGCCCTGGCTGCCGGTGGTGGTGCTCATGGTGTTGCGCACCTTCATCAGCTCTTCGGCCGACATCTCGGTGCGCTGCTTGCGCAGGAAGATCTCGAAGCCTTCGCGCACGGCGGCAGCCTTGGGGTCGAGCTCACCATTGTCGCGGCGCGGCACGTCGCGGAAGTTGGCTTCGGCGTCCATGTCCATCAGGCGCTGGGTGGAGTCGATCTGCGCCTTGATGCGCTCCGCCTCATCCATGGCGGCGTCGAACTTGGCCTGGTCTTCCTTCGACCAGGTCTGCGAACCCTTCTCGGCGAGGATGTGGTTCGCGGACTTGTTGAGAGCGGCGAGGCGCTCCCGCAGTGCTTGCATGCTCATGATGGCCCTTTCTGTGGCGTGTAGAGCTGGCGAAAAAAAGGCCACCCGAAGGTGGCCAGTGGCATCGACGCGGGAAGCGTCAGATCTTGGTGACCAGGCGCAACCGGTTGCGGTTGGCCTGCAGTTGGCGGGCGGCCTGGGCGGCCTGGGCAGAGGCGTCTCGCCGGTGCGGCACGCGCGGCGCCTGCTTGGCGGGTGCATTGGCGTAGGCGCTGAGGTTCCAGCGTGCTGCGGCCGGGTCGTCGGCAGCGTCTTCGCTCATGTCGCCGGCCTGGGTGTTGGGGTCGATCTCGTCGATGAAGCCGGCGACCAGGGCCTCTTGAGCGGTGAACCAGGTCTCGGCATCCATCCAGGTCTTGACCTGCTCGGCGCTGCACTTGGTCTTGCGCATGTAGTCGGCTGCGATGGTGCCGTCGATCTTTTCGAGCAGGTCAGCAGTGCTGCGCAGGTCGACCTTGTCGCCGTAGGCGAGCGTCCAGGAGTTGTGGATCATCAGCAGCGCGCCGTCGACCATGCACACCTTCTGGGCCGCCAGGGCCAGGTAGGTGGCGGCAGATGCGCAGATGCCGTCGATGCAGGCCTCGACCGGGCCGGTGTAGCTGGCCACCGCGGCGGCCATGGCACGGGCCTCGAACACATCGCCGCCGGGCGAGTTGATGTGCAGGCACACCGGCTGGCCGGCAGCGGCCGTGAGCGCCTGGATCAGGGCGTTGGCACTGGCGCCCCAGAAGGGGTCGATCACGTCGTAGACGTAGAGGTCGATGCACTGGTCGCCTGCCTCGGCGCGGATGGGTGGGGGGGTGCCCTCGTTGCGCGCGGCGTTGTCGCGCAGCAGTTGCATCAGCTTGTTCATGGCGTGGGTCTTTCGCGTCAGGCTGCCAGGAGCAGCAGTTCGAGCTCGTCTTTGCGGCGGCGTGCATCGGGCGTCAGGCGCCCCGGCACGACGAAGGGGTGACCGATGGCCGCCTGGCTGGCGATGCCGGCAGCGCCGATCTGGTGCGATGCGATCGGGTCGGGTTCGACCCACCGCGCCGGCGGTACCGGGCGACGACGCGGCGCAGGCCGGCGGCGTCGGGTGACCAGTGCGCCACCCGTGGCCGCATCTGCCAGCGGCGCGACCTGGGGCTGGCCGATGGCTTCGGCGCTATCGATGCCGGCGGCCAGCACATCCCACGGCGCGCCAGCGATCGACACGATGGGGGTGCCGAGCTGCTCGGCGCCAGGGGTGCCAGCCAGCGCGGTGATGAGCTGCACATCGGCGGCGCCGTGCTGCTCGGCCGAAGCGATGCCGGCGGCCGCCAGGGTGGCGGCAACGGCTGGTGATCCAGACGCCTCAGCCGTGGCGGCGCCAGAGATCGCCAGCACCAGGTCGACAGCCGGCGCGCCAATGGCTTCGGCCGAGTTGATGCCAGCAGCCAGCACACTGCCGGCGCCGGCGGTCGGGGCGACGGTGGGCTGGCCGATGGCCTCGGCACTGGTGACACCGGCCGGGCCGATGAGGGCGGACAGGTCGGGGCTGCCCAGGGCCTCGGCGCTGGGGATGCCGGCGGGCAAGGTGGCCAGGCTGAGCGACGGGCTGCCCAGCAGCTCGGCACCAGTGATGGCGGCCGGTTGGCTGACCAAACTGAGCGAGGGGCTGCCGAAGGCCTCGCCGCTGGTGATGCCTGCGGGCAGGCTGGCCAGGCTGACATCGAGGCTGCCCAGTGCCTCGGCACTGGCGATGCCGCTGGCGTTGACGGTGGCCGAGCCGCCGCCCGTGCTGGGGGCCGTGGTCGGGTCGATCAGCCGGACGTCATTGACCCCATCAGCCGGGACGCTGATGAGGAAGATGTCGTTGCCAGCCATGAGCGTCAGCCTTGCGTGAGCGCGAGCGTGTTGACCGAGGTGCCGGCTACATCAGGGCTGCCGGGCTTGTAGGCCACCAGGTAGAAGTAGCCGGCGTTATTGCCCAGGCGGAAGGTGAAGGCGCCCGCGCCGTCAGACGTGGTCTGCCCAACCTCGATGTCGGTGGCGGCCTCGAACAGCTTCACGGTGCACGTGCCCAGCGGCGTGCCGGTCGAATCGCGCGTGACGCCGGCCAGGCTGAAGGCACCGTAGAACTTGGGCGACCTGAACGGCCGCA